ATTGAAATATCCAAAACTGTTTGAATTAGCAGAGAAGATGGAAGAGTTCTTTTGGAGGCCTAATGAAGTATCTCTTCTTAAAGATCGCAATGATTATCAAGAATTATCTGATGCTGAACGATTTGTGTTTGATACAAATCTTAAATGGCAAACCATGACAGATAGTATGTTATCAAGATCCATCTTCAAAATGGCGGAGTATGTCTCTAATCCAGAATTAGAAGCTGCTATGAATGTTTGGGCTTTCTTTGAATCCAATATTCATTCGCGTTCTTATTCACATATTCTCAAGAATGTTTATCCAGATGAATCTAAGTTCTGGAATTCTATTCTTGTAGACGAAGAGATTCAAAATCGTGCCAATGCTGCTAAAAAAGATTATGATAAGTTATTTGGGGAAAATAGTGATGTTAGAACTCAGATATTTGATGCGCTTCTATCTACGCAAATTACTGAAGGTCTTGCTTTTTATACTTCTTTCGTATGTAGTTTTTTCTTCGGTGCAAGAGGAAAAATGGAGGGAAATGCTAAAATCATTAAGCTCATTGCAAGAGATGAAAACCTTCATGTTGCGGTAAGTCAGAATGTTCTTTCATATCTTCGCAATAATCCAGACGAAGGCTTTCAATCTATCATTCGAGAGAATGAACAAAAGGTTTATGATGCCTATGGATTAGCTGTAGACATTGAAAAGAAATGGGCAGACTACTTATTCTCTAATGGAGGTCTATTGGGACTTAATGCTGATGTATTAAAACAATACGTAGAATGGTTAGCTAATAATCGCCTAACCTCTTTGGGGTATAAAAAGATATTTGACACTAAGAAGAATCCATTAGGATCTTGGTATGATGCCTTTATGAACTCAGATAAGGTACAAGTAGCGCCACAAGAGACTGGTATTACATCTTATAAGATCGGTGCTAGAAATACCGAAGTAGATGTTTCTACTTTCAATGAAATTGAATTATAGGAAACCCCCTATACTGCTTCTATGAAGAATGAAGCTCAAATTGTTAAAGGAACTAATATCAAGAAGGTAGTTGATAATCCAGAATGGCAGAAGCTACGTCTTTGGTTTAAGGGAAAATGGAATACTCAGGGCAAAGAATGTCTTGAGAAGTTGACCAATTATTTTGAAAAGGATCCAGAAGATCCATGGAGAGTTCGTAGAGTTCTAAATTATGTTACTTGTTCTGGATTTAGAACCTCTGCTATTAAAGAATCTGGCGTAGATGCTTTGAGAGAAAAGGTAAGAAAAAAGTGGCGTGAACTCCTTGGCGAAGAACACGCTACTCATAAATCCGGTGGCAAATTATAAAAAAAGATCCGGTTCTTTCGAACCGGATCTAAAGGTTTTAGCTTTTAAATACTTCTTAGAAGTATACGCTATTTTCACCTGGTTTAAATGCTTGTCCCAAATTCTTGACAAGAATAATGTGGTAATAGAGATTAGCACCGAAGATATTGTCAACAACGCCGTAACGTGTGAGCAATCCAACGCGAGGTGCAAAATCATTAGGACCAATTGTTCTCTGAACCATAACTGGGATGTATGGGCAATAGATAATACCGGTGTCGTAGAATTCTGGTCCCTTGTATCCAAGGAGAGCATATTCAACACCAGCACGAGGACTGCCATATCCTTGATCACCATATTGTGAAGTATTTTGTACTTCAGTACGGGTATCACGGTATACATTGAAACGACCGCCGAGATTACCAACTTTGGCAACTCCGACTGGTTGTGTATTTACAGAACCTTGAACTGGTGCCCACTGGAATTCAGGAAGCATCTCAAGGATTGCGCATACGCGAGGTGTAGCTACAACGAAGTTAGCAGCACCACGACGGTTACGAACAGCGATACGATTTGCTTCAACGATCAAACGTTGATAGAAATCACGATTGCGCTCAACTAACCAACGACCATCAGCGGAAATTGGGCTCCAGATAGAATATCCAGCTCCTTGTCCACCATTGAGTGCGGTTTGGATCATGCGAATGATCATTTCACGATCGATTTCTGCTTGGATCTCATATGCCATAGCATTTGTGATCTCAGCGTCGATATCGATACCATTCATGTTCTTAAGATCTTGTTCAAGTTCAACGGACCAACGTGCACCGAGGCGGCGTGTTCCTGCTTCTACTGCTGTCTTCTCGAAAGAGACTTCAACGGTAGGAATCGAGGAATTGATTTCAAAATTCTGAAGAATTTCAGCAACGCCACGATCTTGTGCAGCGAATGACCACTCAGTATTACCACTCAATTGTCCTGATGTAACACCAGTATAACGTGTGTCTAAATGTTGATAGCCAATTTCATTGGCATTTGCAGTTCCTGTTCCGTAGGCAACATTAGCATAAGGATGCTTTCTGCCATTGCCATAAGCAGGATTGCCATCAGCTCCACCTTCTCCGAGTGCAGTATTTGCATACTTATAACGAAGTGCGAAAGCTAATCCGACAGGACCGCTCATTGGTTGAACCCCAACAATCTCATTAGAAATGAGTTCAGGGAATGTACGACGAATCATTGGGATGAGAATCTTAGGAAGACGAGCATCACCAGCTGCGTAGCTATCGGTATTACCGAAGCTTCCGCCGGTTTGTCCTGCATTTACAGGAGTGCTGCCATATCCGAACAAACTCTGTGTTCCGCCGGCTTGCATGCCTGCCCCTGCTTCATTTAAGCACCATGTTTCTTGGTTCTCAAGAAGCATTGCTGTGTTTAAACGGGTGTGGCTGTCTTCGAGAGGAGCGACTGTCTTGGAAGAATAATTGAGCACTGGTGCCCATTTCTCAAGAAGTGCTTCTGCACGACTCTTATCGATATATGCTTGTGTAGGTTTGATTTGCATAAAGATTGTCTTTTTCCTTTCTTATTTTTTTTATTCGACCTCAAGGACTTGCGTCCAGGATGCTCAAGTAATTTGTTACTTCGACTAAATTAGTACTTCCCGAGCTCACTTAAGTAAGCTGGGAGGAAAGGGGTTGAAATTGCGGTTGTTGATTCTTCAATAACTTCTTCTTCAGAAGCAGGAATTGAAACCGACTCTCTGATTACAGCACTTTCTAATGCTTCTTCCCTAAGAGCTTCTACTCTTTCTTCTTCCTTTTGATCAAAAAGTGAAATGGTGTAATCAAAGTTTTCTGTAATAAATTGTTCGTTTTTGCCTTGCAGAACTCTCTTTACATAAGAGCGCTTCTCTGGGGTAACGACTGAAAGTTTTTGTTCTAGAACTAATTGAGATTTTACATGTTCTAACTCTTCTGTGAGAGTAGATAATTGTTCAGAAAGTTGTTCGTTAGAAGAATTAGCTTCAGCAATGCTTCTAGCACCATCAAATACTGCTTCTTGAATAGAATCTGCCATTAATGCAGAATCAACTGCTAATGTTCTACGAAGATTTTCTAAAACAATACGAGCCTTTTTATCTCTAACGGCTTCATTAAGTTCATGTGTTGGTAATGCCTTTTCGAGATATACATCAAGATACTTAGAAAGATTATCAACTAATCCATCTTTGAATGTGCCCGCTTGTTCAGTTAATGCTTGGCTATAACGTTTAATAACTGATTGCAGCTTTTTGGTATTATTTAAATCAATAGCTTCGGCTACTCTCTTTAGTTTGTTTGTGTGATCAGTATCTTGAACTTCGAGGAGGTGTTCAAGTTTCTTTGTATATTCGGCGTCTTGTTCCGTTAATGCTTTTTCTACGTGAATAGAAACCTTTTCATTAACAGCGGCTTCGAATGATTCTTTAATTAATTTAAGCGATTCCTCAGAAAGGAGGTCTTTGGTCGCTTCTTTTAAAAGTGTTGTAATATCCTTAGGCATATCGTTTAAAAAATATTTTGAGTTGCAATTGCTTTTCTGATACGTGACTTCATCTTTTCGGTCACGACTAACTTCAAGTATTTATCGGCTTGGGCATAATTTTTTTCACTTATGTACCTGATAATTTTTTTAATAGCTTGTTTTTGGCTCATAAGGATATTTATGCTTATTTAATTTTATTAATAAACTCTAATACCATTTTTCTTAGATAAGCATCAACATCATGTTTTGGTAATGCAGATATACCAGCTTCGAATTTATTATAATCTTCTTCAAACTTACCGTCTTCTGAAAGAACCCATTGTTTAGATTCTAAAATACCATTTACGAAAGCTTTCGGAAAAGACGGATCTGCAACACAGTCAACAGCAACAAGTCTCATATCTTTAACAACATTCTTGCCATTGCTTTCTACTAACTGACCCAATGCTCTAGAAGACATACCAACACGAACACCATCATTAATCAATGACTTCACAATCAACCCGCATGGTGTGTTTAAAACTTTACTCTTTCCATAGAAAACATTACCGTCTTGTTTTAATTCTGTTACTAAGTGACAGGCTCTTTCTAAATCAACATCAGCATTAGTTGGGTGGTTTAATTCACCCATGGCTCTGGCTGTTGAAATCATTTCTGTACGATATCGCTCAACCTCTCTTTGCATCTCATTAATTGGATAAAGGCGGTTATTTCGATTAACACCTTCAGCCATCATATACGGCCCACGAATAAAAAGAGTAGCAGGAGTATTCCTATCTTTCTCTTCTAGAATATATTCAAATTGTTCTTCGGGAGCAGGTTTTTCGACAATCAGTCTAAGAGGCATAACGATATTTATACCTTTTATGAAATCTTTTCTTTATTTGGAAAAAAGTTCTTTTTCAGTTAATATAATAAATTCAAACCCTTTATGTTTTGCAAACAATTTTGCTGCTTCCCATTTAGCCATATTCACAGCATATTGCATATCCTCATAAAGAATAGTTTGCTTCTTTTTTCTATTAGAATGAACCGGTTTTTGTGTTTGAGAAGATGGTTTAATCTCTACTAAGTATTTTTTAATCAATGCTCCTTCTTTTAATACCAAAAAATTATCTACATAGTATCGATGTAGTTTATTATCAACAGGACTCTTATATGGTACTATGATATTCTCTGAACCCCATTCTAGGACATTTGGATTATTATCAGCCCATCTCATGAATTGCAATTCAAAAGAGGACCTATATATAGCAATCTTTCCTATAAATTTTTCTTTATTCTTAGGAGTATATATGCCTTGCTTGAATCGGGGATCTCTAGATAAAGAAGGCATAAATCATTTAATATTAACCTACTAAGAATATTGCCGGATCTGAATCACCGTATCCCGCAGATGCTGTGAATAATTGTTGTTCTAATTCTTTCATTTCACCTAGCCCTTGTTCTAATAAGTTAGCATTAAACAATTGACCGCCAAACATTGATACTGGAATCTTGCCCCTTATAGTTCCTACTAATACTTTGATTTGTGCTAATGTATACTTATAAACCCAAATCTCTTTAATAATATCACGAATAGGTCTTTCGACATAACAAGCAATAACACCGTAGAATCTAGTCGAATCATTAGGTTCAGGATACATTCTTAAATATTGTGTTCTATCATCAAAATCAAAACTCCTCCTTGTGGACAAGAGCTTTTCTCTTAATTCCAACCACTCTTTTAATGTATACCACGAAACAAGATCAAATCCGTAATTGCCCATAGCATAAGAGAAATAGGTTTGTTGGGCTAATGTTTGTTCAATGGTGAATAATGTATTGATGCCTGAAGTAGAACCTTCTTCGAAATCAGTGACAGCAATGACTCTACGGTAATCCATTAGATCATAATCAAACATTTTATTAATGGGCGTATTCGGTAATACATCCTTTTCTCCTCTGAATGAATATTTTTGAATATCTGATTGTAAGAATAATGAAGATAATGAATCATTGTGTGCTATTATTAAATCTCTAACCTCTTTATCTAAAATTTGATTAGCTCTTAAATCATCCGAAAATATAGCAGATAAAGAAGATGAAGAAGAAAAGTAAGAACCGGGTATAGTGGATAATGTCACATAAACCGGGTCATGATCATTAACATATGGTGAAGTAGAAGTAGATAATGTTGTATGTTTATCTACTTGTTCCATCGTCAAATTAGTATTCGATAATGTATAAAGATAATCTAATCTAATGCCCTTACCTCTTTCATATAAGGCAGAATCAAATACTAAGTATTCTTTTGAATAACCAGCAAACTTAGTAAACATTTCGCAGGATATTGAAATGGCTTCAAATATCTGATCTTGGTGTGTTTCAACAGAAATTAAAGGCGCGCCAAGCATGCGCACGATACGATCTGCTAATCGCGAATATGAATCAATTCTACTATTTAAATTAGTGCTTTGAAAAGCTGTTATAGGCGTGAGCAGGCATGACATGATTATATTTATGCTCCTGCTTCAGGCGTTGGTGCAGAACCTGCAGGTGGTACTTCTCCTCCCGCTGGCGCTTCTGCTTCAGGAACTTCACCACCGGGAACTTCCCCGCCTGTTGGTGCGGGGCCACCTACAAAGGGAGGGGGAACAGCTCCACCTCCAGCAGATGAGCCAC